GTATCAAATACAACAACAACGCCTAATATATCATCAGTATCAAATACAACAACAACGCCTAATATATCATCAGTATCAAATACAACAACAACGCCTAATATATCATCAGTATCAAATACAAAAATTCAACCAAATACAGATATACAAAAACAACAAAATAATTTTTTTATACCAAAATCAAAATCAAATAAAACAACAGTAAATGATCTTTTAGCAGAAATTGGTAAATTACCAGATCAATCACAAACAAATGGTAATGGTAATGAAGTAGAACGTCTCAATAAATTAAATGATACATACAGAAAACGTTATATTGAATACATAAAAATAATTTTAGTTATTGTCATTGCTCTTATTTGTGTTTGGTTATGTCGTATATTAGAAAACATGGATTACATATCTTCTTCAACGAGTGATTTTACATTAATAAAAATATTGGGTGTTACAGTTATTATTATTTATGTATTATATAAAAATATCAATATACATAACTTGATTATATATGATCAAATTGACTACCAATCTCCTGAAATTGTAGATCCTGGAACTCCAGGACCCACTAAAAATACAACATCTTCTCCAGATAATACCGATGCGCCAGAAAAATGTATTCAAGCACCAATTATTGGAGAATCCATATTTTCAAATGTAAAAAAATCATATTTCCCATAATTATTTATTCTATAACTATTATAACTACAATAAATGACTACTATTTATGGAGATCCAAGTCCGAATTATTATAATACTGCTATTACACAATTAATAACTACTTACACCGATTTAGTATACAAAGTAAAAACACAAAATGATAATATTGATGAAGAAATACAGAAATTTACACAAGACCATTCAACCGATTACAAAAAAACTTTTTATGAAAATCAATCCATAGATTATTTGCAAAATGTTTATGTGTATTTATTTTATGTTTATTTATTTTTTGTATTGATTGTTATTTTTATTCTAGTGTTCAATGGTGAAATATACAAAATGAATATGTTGGCATTGGTTCTTTTATTGATTCTATTCCCATTCTACATTTATCCAATTGAACAATTATTGTATTTATTTTTTATGTATATTTATAATTTTTTCACGGAAAAAGTATTCCCAAATGTCTACATCACCACGGGATATTAATACCTATACCAAAAATATATTTTTACGAAAAAAATATATTTTTTTTCAATCATAACATATACATTTATAATACCCTTTATAGGTCCGGCTCCAAAATGTCATTTTCGCTAACACTACTAACATCATCCTCGTCATTGTTCGCCTCTTGTTTGATACGAATACCGACCCAACCTCCCTTCTCATGTTTCGTAAACTTCTTATCCATAACTGCATACACTTCCTTTGCGCTCGGTCCATTTTTGCCATACGTTGTCTGATGCCACTGCGAGAACTGAAACTGTATTTCAGATTTCTTCATTGTATAACCCTCTGCAATAATAATTTTTTCGCCAATGAATTCGCTAATCGGATCCTGTGTTTGTCTGTATGCATCGCTCGATGCAAGTACGCGTTGGCATTTCTCCACATGCCCTCCTGTCTCAATCGCCTTTTTAACAAGCAGCGCCATAAATACTTTCGCCCAACTATCGAATTTTTCTACAATCGGCTCCTTCTTGAACTGATACGGCTTGTCCTTATCCCCTTGCACCGGATTGTCTGTAAATAGCGAGACAAAATCCACAACACGAATACGTCTCCATGTACCATGATCCTGCGATTTTATCTCCATCAAATTGTTCGCCAAGAGAACTAGCTTGAATTGCGGCGTGTAAGACAATGCTTCTACCATAAAAGGCGCACGACACTGAATCTTGTCCAAAGAACTCGTCAGTTGTTTCATCGTACCTTCATTGATTTTTTCGCCTTTTGACGGTTCGTTCATCACTGCATATCGCACCCCCTTCAATTGAACTAATTCCGGCGTAAGTCCGCCCACTTTAGCCCGTTTATCAGTCAACAATGTTGTAGGTATATCGCCTTTATATTCACCCAAGCATTTTTCCAAAAGTGTTACTAGCACCGACTTGCCGTTCTCACCAACACCAATATAATTGTGGAAAGTTTGATCCACAGAATTCCCGATGAGTACCGACGCCAAATGCTCCCACATATACTTTTCCAAATCCGGTTCAGGGAATAATTTATGCATAAAATCGGCAATTTCTGCCAACACTTTCGCGTCCCTTACAGGATCAATACCAACATAATCAATATTCGTCGATTTCGTCACATAATCCTCCGGCCTCCCATCTCTAAACACGCCCTCTTTCAAATCCCAAATCCCATTATTGAAACAGAGCAGCCATTCATTCGTATCGGTATTTCTGAAAAACAGCTTATCGTAAAACTGTTCTCGCGCCTCCGTCATGATATTGTTCTTATCATTCGTATTTCCGAGTCTGTCCGATATGAGAATTGCCTTGTCGATTTTGCGCTGAATTATAGTGCGTCGTTCATCATCCTCGGGAATAGATTCTTTATATTCGATCATGTCAATCAACTTCTTCTTGTACATGCGTCTCAAAGTCTGGCTGATTTCTTGGCGCAAGGACGTTCCTTGGTCGTTCTTCTCCCACCGGTGGTTATTGAACATGTACCATTCGCGGGCTTTGACACTGACACAAACGTATTTGTACTTGAATAAATGATAGAGTACGGACGCAAGATCGCTGTCTGTGCATCCCGCCATTTTCGTGGTGCTTGTGTTGGCACTTGAATTGAGAGTCTGTTCGATATAGTAATTCACCGACTCTTCTTTCGCCTGATTGAACTTTTCCGGAGAAACGTCTTGTTTCGCCCAATAGAAAATCGACTTTTTCCCTAACTTCTTGTCCTCGCACTTGTTCCATTTATCCCACATTTCGGGAATACTACTGAAATCGAAATTGCGTGCTTGCGCACTGAAGACTACCCAGACAATGAATAATTTATCGCTTACTTTGTGAAGTGCCCAGCCCACTCTCGTCCACTTATCATAAGAACCGGATTCGTAATAATTTGAAGGCAATATCATGGCATAAGATATGACCTCGAGTAAATCGTAATCGTCAATTGGTGAAATACTGTCTTTGAATTCTGCGAATAATTGGGCAAGCTCTTCGTGGTTCTTCACGTGCATAATATCAGAAGCGGATTTTGCGGATTTCGGCTTTGTTGCCAATACTTGTTTACTACCACCGCCACTACTTATTTTGGAAATTTCGGGAATCACCTCATTTCTAATAAAGGGGTCATAATGTTTGGTGTATCTAGCCGACAAAAGCCCGATATCTTTTCTCATATTGAAGTTGGTGACATCTTCATTGGCAGTCTGAAATTCGCCGTCAGTCGCATCATATGTCACTGTCATGTGATGCGTTAATTTGTAGGTCTCGTTGTTCGGTTTACATGAACCGACCAATTGCCAGTTCGTATGACCTTTACTAATTCCCTCGTCCAATACTTCGTCCCAAGTATTGACAATCGGCAAATCCACCACTTCGGCCAGTTTTGTCACCATCCGAGAACGCAAATACTGCTGCACTTGTCGATTGGCCGAAATACCAATAATAATATGAAGCCCGTCTTTCGTCAAATTTTTAGCCGTCAATATATTGACATTCGGTTTCTGTAATACAAACACTGGAAATTGCGTATCGTCATCGAATTGATAAATCGACTTTAATTCTTCTAAATATTCATCGCAAATCGTGTAAACGTCGTTATCGGTAAATACACGTTTTGTTACCGATGCATCAAACCTGAAATCGAGATCCAGCAAAATCGGGCCCTTGTCCAACTGCTTTTCCGTCAAATGTTCCACTTGTTGTTTTGCCAAAACATACTTCACATAGAAGTCCAAAAACACGGGATATTCTTCGTCTGAAACGTGATAAGAACCCCCGAAAATCTGCTGATTTTCATTTCCGATTCGCGTATTTGTGATTTTTTGCGAGGTATTTTCCTTATTATGGACATGTTTTCGCAGAAAATCTTCAAAATTCCGGTACTTTTTTGTTTCTAATGTAGTCATGTTGTCTTTTATAATAGTGCGTGATATATTTATATTTTTTTCAGACGGTTGGTTTCAATTTTTTGGAGAAAGAGAAAGAGAAAGTACCAACAGAATAAATACAATACAATATCTATCGACTATATATATATTCTGTTTGTACTTGCCCTTAAAAAATTGAGTAAAATATTTAAAAAAAATAAAATAATATATTTAAGCCAAATGAAGACAGCAAGCGAAGTCGACCCGATTCACCAAATAATCGACCCGATTCATCATATTACCGAAAGTTCTTGTCAACAGTTGAATGATATTATGGAAAATTGGTGCAAAAGTCATGAACAAAAATGTACTGGTGGAAAAATGAGAACAGACAGAGGCGCCGATGTAGAAATATTTGTGAAAAATGTGGTATTAATGTTCAAAGATGCATTCAATATAAATGTGTCTGCATTGAAAGGAGACGATGATAAGAAAAAGTTGACACGATTGAATAAAAATAATAAAGAAGTGTCAAAAGTACATCAAGTAGATGTGCATATATACAAAAATGATAAGTTTGTTGCGTGTATAGAATGTAAATCGTATTTGGATAGTTGTTTTTATACTCGCGCGTGCGATGATTTCGAATTATTCCGAAAATATGAGTATGATATAAAAAAATACATATTTGCATTGGAAAATTCGATCAATAACAAGACCAAAGAGTTTACGGATGATCGCTATGATTATGTGTGCGATGATATATTTTACATGTTGGATGGAAAACGTTCATCGGGAAAAGCGATTTTCGAAAAGAAAAATAAAAAGCCGGTAAATAAGGAGAGTCTTGCTCGATTCATAAATACAATGCATAGTCTTTTAGTTACGTAGTCTTTTAGTTACGTAGTCTTTTAGTTACGTAAGTGTTTTAGTTACGTAAGTCTTTTAGTTACGTAAGTCTCATAATTGATTCGTTTGTATATTTTTTACATGTATCAAATTATAAATTATTTTTAAATACGCAACACCGCAACTCAACTGAATGTCGTTGTATATTTTCGTGAGTTATTCTAAATGAACTATGAAAAACGCCTTTTTTATATTCATCTTTAGTGGCAGAACGAAACATATATAGTTCTGGTACATCCATATTATTTTTGTATACGATACGTAATTCCGGTTCATATCTTTTGTACCTCAAAGAAGCAGCTTTTGAACCAACAACCAATTCAATAGGAACATAATCATTAATTTTTATATTTTCAATGTCAATAAATCCTAATGGCCAATCACGTACAGGTTTACTTGGAAACCAAATATTAACTATATCAATTAACTTATCAATATCGGGACATGATACAGGTATAGGTTGAATTTCTTGTTCTCCACATTGTCTTGTGTATGCTTTATCAAAACTCATATAATCTAAATGCAATAATGGATTTCCTGGTATTTGACAACTTGTTTCATTACAACCAGCTATCCTCATAATTAAATGTCTACTACAAACACATGTAATATCTGTTTCCCCAGTTAATTCAATATATTTTTTCTTAATCCATTTTTCTAATATATTTATACATGTTTGTATTTCTTCATCTTCGTCATGTGGTCCTTTGATGTCAGGTGATAATTCACTTGAATATTTATATATAGGTTCTAATAATTCTAATATTTCAGGTTCAAAATTTAATGTTTGAAACCCATGTTGAATAAATGTGTATTTGTCATTGTCATCATATTTTTCACATACAACATTATGATTTACTATTTTTGTTTTGTCTATAAAATGAACTCCTAAATCAATTACACTATCAGCTACATAATCGTCACCTAGAAAAGATAAAACAACTTTATTTTCTTCTGTTGGTATATTTCCTGTTTTTAGTTCTTCCATAATAAATGTAATAAATGCAATTTAAGCTTTCACAAAATCAATTTTTTATTACAGGCATTCTTGCTACTTCTATTCTAATTGGATGAAATAAATAAACAAATCTCATATATACAAACTTTACATCACCAAATTTTTCGCAATATCGTAGTATTTTTTTTCCAATTCAATGCCTACAAATTTCCGGTTTATATTTTTACAAGCAACGCCAGTGGAACCGACGCCCATACAATTGTCCAACACAACGTCATTCTCATTCGTATAAGTTTTGATTAACCATTCTAGCAAGTCGGTCGGTTTTTGCGTCGGATGAAGCGGTCTTTCTACGCGATTGAATTTCAAAACAGTCGTCGGCAATCGTTTGCCGTCGCTACTCTCCACATAATTTTCTTTATGTTGGCCATAATTCGTTTGTTTATCCACCGATGTCTGTGTATTCCACCTCGTATAAGGCGTCGAATACCAATATTGCGCATTATAAACCGGCTGTTTTTTGTAAAATACAACGATATCCTCATTGGTTTTCATCGGTTTCCTTTTAGAATTCAAGAAATCCGAAAACTTGTTTTTCTCCCATACAAGACAATATCTGAACATTTTCATATTTGATGTAATCATCAATGATGTAAATGGTTGAGAACCGAATAAAACAATCGCACCATTATCTTTTATGATTCGATTGTATTCCGTCCATAGTTTGTCAAAAGGAATGACAATATCCCACGTATTTTTCGTCATACCGTAAGGCAAATCGCACAATATCATATCCACAGATTTCGCCTTGATTTTGGGCATTTCTTCGAGACAATCGCCATGTATAATATTAGTTTTCTGCATGTTGTTCTCTTGTGGTTTTTCTGGTTTTTTTGTTTTTTCTGGTTTTTTCATAGATTTAATCAATTCAATCAATTGGCTTTTATTTTTAGACTTGCATTTCGTAATCCCTAATTCATTGCATTTTTCCGAAAGTTCTTTTTTCGATAATTTTGTTAATTCCATGGTTGTACAACTATTTATTTTACATTTAACTCATTCAATTTTACTTAACAAAAAATTGAAATAAATACCAACAAAAAAATATGGAAACATACTCTCTTTCTATTATATAATCACCATGCACTTCTGTATTCAATGTGACAATATGTATTACATCGGTATTGATGAAACGGATCCAAATAAATTGACATATTACTGTAGGCATTGTGGCCATGTGAATCAGGATTTAGTTACAGATGGTATGTGTGTTTTAGACACACAGTTCAAAAAAGGGGAGCAAAAATTCAATCATATTATCAATCCATATACGAAAATGGACCCGACATTGCCGCGAATTTACAATGTGAAGTGCCCAAATAGTGAATGCAAAACAAACGCGGGTCAAGAGGGAGAAAAAGAGAAAGGACCAACAGAAGTCATTTATATTCGTTACGATGACCAACAGTTGAAATATTTGTATATTTGCGTGGAATGTGACCATGTGTGGAAAACGGACGACAAGGCATAGAGACGACAAGGCATAGAGAATTTGCCATTATTTTACACGATAATACATAAGTATTTGATAACATTTTGTGAAATTCCATTTTTCTATATCTTCCGCAAAACCCCAAGACACGTCGCGATTGATATTGTGTTTCCATTTCATAGGAACTAAACTATTGAAACTTGCGCCATTATAAGCCATTTCTTCTCCATTACATGTAATTGTTGCACAAAAATGTTTGCGTTTGGTATCAATAATACATGCACTATCTAATTGATATATTGCTTTATTTATTGTGAAACGGGCAGCTTTTTTCATCGAATTCGCATGATTTTTCAATATTGAGAATATAATAATATTAGGCAAACGAACTGTTCGTCCAATATCATGCGAATATATTTCTTTAGAAATGTAAGACTTCCAATCCAATTTGTAATTCAAATTTTCACTATCAACAATAAATAATTGCATATCATTATTATTGAGATAACCCATTATTCCAAAATAATATTGGATTGGATTTCCATTTTCGCCGACATTCATGATATTTGATTTATCAGGTATGACATCATAAATAGATTTTATAATCACATTTGTATCAATTGAATACGCTAATTCATTGCCTGTCAAACATTGTTCAATTGCGAAATTCAATAATGCAAAAGAATCTCTTATTTCGACCGGTAATTCTTCGCCATTCACATTGACACCTTTTATCATTAATTCGCGAAAAAAATGAAAAAATTTGCGGCCTTTATCGCTTATAAAAAGTAATACAAAAAATACATTGAACCAACAATTGTGTTCTGATTGAACGGGCGTTATGATTCGGTAAGGGTCAATGCGCCTATTTGCCTTCAAATTTTGCAATAATAATTTGATTACTTTTTCATCGTAATACGAATAGCAATTTACGATAGGTGTATTATGTTCAAAATCGGATTCTTCAATATTGATACCCAGTGGTTCTCTTCCGTAAAAAGCTTCTTCGAAATTGCAACTTTCAATGTTTGCCCGTGAAATTGATTCAAACTGTACTAATTTTCTATTCAAAGATGGCGAATACGACTTTGACTCTATGTCTTTCGCTATTTGCGCACTTATTTTCCGAATACTAACAGGTGTCAATGAAGGTAAAAATAAGTCTTCATAATGTCCTTTTACAGTTCTGGTTCTTCTTTTTTTTCCGGCACCCACTTTTTTCAGCGTTTGCATTATGATTATATAATTTATGATTATATAATTATATTGTGGTAAAAAGAGTTAAAAAATCAATCGAATATATGATAAATGACCGATAAATCAACTGTATTACGCGGATTCAACACTCACTTTTTCGAATTTGTGGATGAAATTATTCGTATATTCCCAGACAACCGGGATATTCAAGACGCCAAAACAACATTTGAACTTATCAAAAAAGCGAATCCAACCGCAATTATCAAGGCATGGCAGATTTTCGTTTGCGATAAATACAAGGATATAATTGAAAAGGGAGACATGAATTTCTTTTTTGAAAAGGATTACGCCGAAGATTTGGTGAAGTTGTCTAATGCAAATGATATTATGAAAACAATCGATGTAATTCGCGGGCCATTGAAGTGTTTGAGCGAGGATAGTAAAGCGGCATCGCTTCAATATATCAAAAATTTGTGTAAACTATCAAATTTATATTCGACTTTATCCAAATAAATATTTTATACATATACAATTATGTCATATATGTATAACAAAATCACAAAAACAAAAACAAAAACAATAACAACGTATCATAGTTTTACTAATAATGACAAAATATGGTAAATTAAAAAAAATACAAAAGAAATCAAAATCAATCGATTATATAACCGAAAATTTTTCAAATAATGAATAAAAACATGATAATCATTGATATCTTCTTGTTCTTGTTCTTGTCGTTCGATAACTTCATCGACATTTTCAACAATCATATTTTCTATATTCAATAATTGATTCATGGCGGCAATAGGAAATATCTCAATCAAACGCAAAAATGTCAATTGATTATCAATTATAAACATGTCTACATTGTAAAAGTGTCTACAAATTGGACATGATTCAATGTAATGCGTCAAATAATTAACAATACAACGGTCGCAAAACGCATGCATACATCGCGTCACCAACATTTTATCTGTTAGCACTTCGTAACAGATTACGCATTCTTGTTTTTCATTTATTCGTCTACGTTTGTCTTTCTTGTGACGGACCTTCAAAACATAATGAAGTTTCGCAATGGTTCTCTTTTTGTTATTTTTATAGTACCCGGTTTTGTAAAATCCGCACAATCTGCGCAATTTACTATTGGAAATGTCGTCGTCTATTTTGTACCGATTATCTATTATCAATTCATCATTCATTTCGTTTTGTTATTTGTATATATAATATGATAATTATATTTGCTTATTACCTTTTCCAACAAAAATACAATAAATAAAAATTGAAAAATATATTTTGTATTTTTGTATTTTGAATATCAAAAATATCAAAATATCAAAATATCAAAATATCAAAGAAATAAATACACAATATAATACAAGATGGCCTACAGAACACTCGAAAAATACCGTGATTTGAAGATAAATGTTGAAACGACTAATGAAGATGCTGACCGTGCTCAAAAACATGTTCTCAAAAACATCCGCGAAAATTATTTCCCTGATTACGAAATATTCCGCCCTTATTTGAAACATTTATACGACGTCGAATTAACGCCCACAAGTCTTCGCAAAATTCAATACACTGTGAATGAGTTATACCGAAAAGTGAAACTGCATATCAAAGACCCGATTCACAATGTAATGCAAACACCATTTATGAGAACCATTTTGATGAATAACCAACCGTTTTGCACTCATACAAAAGAGCGAGGTCTTGTTGTCAAATTATACAAAATACATAAAATAACGGAATATAGTACCACAAAGAAACCGCTTATTTTCAAAGTATATTTCTTCAAAAATAAAATATTCGATTATGATTCCGACGTTTCGTTCATGTACACTGAAATGTTCAAACGAAATATTATGAACGAAATTGTCTTTCAAAAATATGCCGAAAAAATCAGCAAAAAAGAGAACCAGGATTTCATTGTTCCGAAAATACACGATTTTGGAGAATTCGATTACCTAGATAAATTACAAAGCAAACATAAATTGAAATGCTACTATATATTGATGGAATATATAGACGGGATTACATTGAAAGAAGCGCTTTCCAATAAAGGCATTATGTATGAATCGACATTGAAAAAAGTGAATGAAATAGACGTTGCATTGAAAACGAATTTATTACATCATAATGACTTGCACGGAAATAATATTCTGTTGGTACCTGATAATAAAATCGCTATTATTGATTATGGCGAAGCGGCTTATGGCCCACATAACGGGTTTGTTCCTTTGGAAGGACATTTTGCGCAAATGAATTCATGAATTCATGAATTTATATAAAAATGTTTATATAAATTATATGGCACATCCAGGAACACTTCTGAATAAAAATAAATATCCATTTTATCCACATTTATGCATAATTCCAAGTGATGATGGCGAAAGTCAATATGAAGCATTTCAATCTGTATTGGCAAAAATCATGTCTTCGGGAAAATATTTACCTAGTGATAAAAAAGATTATAGTCCATATGAATTAGCATGCGATAAATACAATATAGTTTTGAAATCGACGACTATCAAAGACATTAAAGATAGTAAAAAACTTGAAACATTTTTTGATAAGAATACCAAAAAATCAACTTATCCAAAACATTTGATCTATTTCAAAACTGGTTCTCATAAACAAGAATCTGGTACTCACTATATTGGATTGGCAAAAGAAAGTGAAGCCGGCGAAATAATGAAATTGGATCCATATGATCACGTTCAAGCCGACGATACAGAAGGATTTTGTCAAATGTTTGCATTTTTTTTATTAACAGACCCAACAAATTTTGTCAATGTTGATCAATCGAAACAAATTGATGTTGAAGAATTTGGAAAATTATGTTTCAATACGCAATTATGTTTTAGTAAATTCTTGGATTTATTAGATAAAAGTCCTGAAATCAAAGCCAAATTTAAAGAAGAATTTCAAGATATAGATTTTGAATATTATGGCATAAAACCTGGCACTACTTGTGAACAATATTTAAGTGATTTTGATTTTTTAAATCGTGATGAAAAAGCTGTCAAATATTATATTTATGACCAGCCATTAAGAGGATGGCAACAAGGAGTCGTAAAAGATTTATTATGGAATTATTATTTTGAACCAAAAAAAGAGTCAAAAGGATCAAAAGAAGGTTCAAAAGACTCAAAAGAAGGTTCAAAAGACTCAAAAGAAGGTTCAAAAGACTCAAAAGAAGGTTCAAAAGAAAAAGCTGCATCAAAAGAAAAAGCTGCATCAAAAGAAGGAACAAAAGACTCAAAGAAAGGATCAAAAGACTCAAATAAAGGTTCAAAAGGTTCAAACGAAAGATCAAAAGAAAAAGCTGCATCAAAAGGAGGTAATAATAAATCAAAAACTAGAAAAAGAAAACCATAAAGAAAACTATAAAGAAAATAATTTATGAAGTACCAACAGATAATTGCTGCTGTATATATTGCTTCAATTGATTGTTCTCTTCTCTCAACTGTTGTATTTCTTGCATTTGTTTATTCATAATATCCATTATTTCTTGTACATTCAGTTCGCGCGGCGGTTTTCCAGGTTCATTTACCATTATTTTCGGAATTTGGTTTTGTTGTTGTTGCTGATGTTCTTGCATGATCTTATCACGTTCTTCTTGAATCCGCTTTATTTGTTCCAATACTTCGGGTTTCATTTCGGGTTTTCCTGGATCATAATTTTCCAATAATGCATTGATATCTTCCATGAAAAACTTTTTCATATGCGCCTCCTCCGGTTTTCTTATAAACATGTCCACCGTTTTTGGCGATTCTTTCAAATAATCCGGATGCGGATTGTCCAAAAGTTTCCGTTTATCAAATGTATTATGCTCATGTGAAAATACCAAGATAGATTTTAGCGGATCCAATTGCGCGAAAGGCACCGTATAATTCTTCAAAAAATGTTTTTCCTCTGCCAATGCCGCACCGTCTTCATAGCTAGTCTCTTTCAATAATTGCGACCGAAATGCAAATGTGCCTGCAGTGGCGTGATTTGGGCCGTATGGCCCACATTGATACATTTTTTGGATATGTTTGAAATACACGTAAATCTCGCTGCTACCTACACACATTGCATTCGGATTTTGTTGCAAAACATCCACAGCATGTTCGACGCGTTCTGGGGGATAATAATCGTCGTCGTCCATATATACTATAATTGTGCCCTTTGCAAATTTGTGCATATAATTCCTTTTTTCGCCCAAATTCATTCGTTTTTCTGACCGCACATATCTAATTTGCGGAATATCTTTGATTTTCGATTCAATCAAGTCATTGATAGGGTCAGTACCATCATCGACGATGACCCATTCCATACGGTCTTTCGGATATGTCTGATTCTTGAAACATTCAAACATTATCGGAATAAACGGACGCCGATTGAATGTAGGTGTGCAAACAGTTACAAATGGGTAAAATTTTTTTTTCAAAACATAGGGTTCTTTTTTCTGCTGATTTTGTCGCGCATTTCCCTTTTTACTTTTTCCCATTATGAAGAATATTGTACTTTTGCTTTAATCTTTTTTACTTTCTTATAATTTTTATGATTCTATAATTTCATACAAATTTGTAGATTTAACAAAAAACAACCCATTTGTATAAAATGGACCACGAATCGGTATATACATCTATATATAGTATATTCAATATATTATATATAGATGTTCTCTAAAAAAGATATATTTTTCCAAGAATTGTCGAAATATTCGGATAACGACGACTACAAAAATGATTGGATAATTTTGACCAAGAAAAAAGGAGAACAAAATTGCATATGTAGGCACTTGATAAAACATTATGCATATGTTTATAATATGAGAACCGGTCATATATTGACAATTGGCGTTGGTTGTTGCAAAAAATATGGATTGAATAAAATTGTTAATAATGTACTTTTGATTGATTTTTTGACAGATACAGAAGAAGGTTCTCTTATTTTGAAAAATGGATTCTTTGATATAAATTGTGATATTGACTTTGTTAAATTTTTGAATATGAATATCCAAAATTGCAAAATGGATAAGGAGAACCTTGAATTTTATAATAGAAAAATAGAGGTTTTCAAAGAAAATATAGAAGAATTGAACGATACTTATAATTTTTATTTTGGAGAAAAATATTTGAGAAAAATAAATGAAATTTTAGAAAATGAAAATTCGAAAAATGAAAATTCGAAAAATGAAAATTCGAAAAATGAAAATTCGAAAAATGAAATTCCAAAAAATGAAATTCCAAAAAATGAAAATCCAAAAAATGAAATTCCAAAAAATGAAATTCCAAAAAATGAAATTCCAAAAAATGAAATTCCAAAAAATGAAATTCCAAAAAATGAAAAATGTTATAATATGGATTCAACAATTAGGAGATTAAGAAATATTACAAAAGCATTCCGAGAAGTAAGGAAAGATTTCGAACAACTACACGAGAAAATAAGAGAACATCGCAATAAAATAGAATTTTTTTCTATAAAAATATAAACATAAATGTCATAATCAATATATACATACATATATCTATGCATCCATATCTCAAAAATACAATATATATAAATCTCGACCATCGCACAGATCGCAGAGAACATGTCGAAAAAGAATTTGCAAAACTGGGAATACCAAATACCAACAGATTAAATGCAACTAAAATGCAATATGGTGCAGTCGGTTGTTCGATGAGTCATATCCGTTGTCTTGAAATGGCAAAAAAAGAGAACTGGCCATTCATATTTATCGCAGAAGACGACATTACATTCATGAATCCCGATTTATTTCTTTCAAAAATTGCGCAATTTGGCGAATCCAGTATAGACTGGGACGTTCTCATTGTCGCAGGAAATACTGCACCACCATTCGGTTTAGCCACCGATTTCTGTATTCGTACCTATAATGTACAATCAACCACTGGATATATTGTACAACAGCATTATTATGATACAATGATTGCCAATTTCCGTGAAGGTGTCGCCAAATTAATGAAAGATCCCGAGAACAAACGCGAATTTGCGATAGATATGTATTGGAAACGGTTACAAAATTCCGGTAAATGGTATACACTGATTCCTCTTTCAGTATATCAATATTCTACTTACAGTGATGTTGAGAATCGAATGGTGGATTACAAAGGACTTATGTTGGATTTAGAGAAAAAAGAATTAATAAGAATGCAGCAGCAGCAGCAACAACAACAACAACAAGCAAAACGAATGCAATATATCTAATATTATGAAAACCAATCATTGAAAAGTCCGCCACCCAATATATCGAATATTCTGTAGGTACTTTCCATTTCGTTTTTTATAAAGTCTAATTTTTCTTTTTCGTTTTCATTTGATTCGAGTTTTTTCAACCATTCATTTTTTTTATGATTATTCAAAATTGTATCAAATGGTGTTTCGAATACGTTTTCGTTTTCGTTTTTTCCTGGTCTATATGGTGGTGGTCTCATATCATTTCCATGTATGTTTTCAAACGATAATAGAGGCGGTGTTTTATTGCAGAATAGTTCATTTGTATGCATCATTGTATGCATCATAATATTTTTCGATTTTGAAATTAGAATAAAAAGAAACCATGCATTCATAAACATTATGATATATAGTGATATATTTTTATGTAGATTCAATAATAGAAAATTGATTTACTTTTTTTATAACGTAATGAATATACAAACACACACACAGAAAACTGTAATCCAACAAAATGAACACTGATGCAATTGAATGCCCAATTTGCTACGAGAATATTGATGGCGTTATTAATTCTATTACTACAGAATGCGGACATAAATTTCACGCGAATTGCATCATGAAGAATGTCGCACACAATGGATTCGGATGCCCTTGCTGTCGCACAAAAATGGCTGAAGAATGTGATGACGATGGCGATAGCGAGGAGAGCGATGGTGAGACCGATGATGATGAAAGTGAGACCGAGACTGACGAGACACCATACAGTGACTACGCACTTCTGGGTTTGCGTCTATTCACTTCTCGTGTTGATGAAGAAGAACCAGACATTGCAGATATAGAAATGAATTATACGATGTCATTTCCAGGGGAGGCAGGATTACCAACAGAAGAATACGTCACTGAAAAATTGCTGGAAAAGGGCATCACAATGTACCAGATGGTATCTACTTTGATGCTAGATCATATTGAATACACTGACTGGCAGTATGCAGATGATACTTATGAAAATATATCCAGAAAAATTCGCGATGTTATCAATGATTTCAAAGCAAAAAGTGTAGTTGCAGTTGCAGAAGTTTCATAGGCAGAAGTTTCATAGATAGATTTAGTAAGTAGTAGATTTAGTAGTAAATTTAGTATGTAGTAGGTAGTAGTATGTAAGTACTAGGTAAACAATAATAAAAAAATGTTATCTTTTACATTTTTTTATTTTTATTACAAGTATATTTGTCTATATTTTTTAGGTCTATATTTTTTAGATAAAGTTAAAGTTACTACCCTATTTAGAAATATTTATTTATACGCCGATTATTTATACGCCGATTATTAGGCGATAAAATATCTTCGTATTTTTTAAGTGTAATCTTTATTTTATTCATATGTCTTTAGTATCAAATGCAATGCCTTGGACAAATGATGAGCAACCTCAAAAAAAAAGGGTTGCTACCATGAGGAAAACGATTAAATCTAAACCGTATATGAAAGAAGGCACGGATTCTTCACCTGATACCTACATGCCAAGTGATTCTGCTACATTGTATAAAATACCTACAGCTGAAGATGTGCAAAGTGACAACGATAGGCGAAATACTCGTGTGAATGAGCTGATAAATCAAATGAGTTCTATTAGCGAGGATAATGATGGCGCAAAATTAGCGGATTTTAGGCCACCACCTTATGCAGTCAATAATCGGAATATTGACCAAGATTCAAATGAGTCGCGGTCTGACTCTGACTCGCAGTCACAGTCGGCAAATATGCATTTGCCTTCTGGGTCTGGGTCGGCAAATATGCATTTGCCTTCTGCTGGGTCGGCAAATATGCATTTGCCTTCTGCTGGGTCGGCAAATATGCATTTGCCTTCTGCTGGGTCGGCAAATATGCATTTGCCTTCTGGTGGGTCGGCAAATATGCATTTGCCTTCTGCTGGGTCGGCAAATATGCATTTGCCTTCTGGTGGGTCGGCAAATATGCATTTGCCTTGGAAAATGCCCACTGCAGACGACGAAATCGAGAACCCCGATAATCCCCTTCAAAGACCCGTGCCAAAAATCCAATCATATACCAATACAAAATACGGAAATTATCATAATAGTTATGACCCGAGTCAAATTGTATATGCAGCGGCAGCTGCTGCCTCAAAATCGCAAAAAGTACCAACAGATGATTCTAGACTTATGGAGAAAATCAATTACATGATTCGTTTATTGGAGAACCAGGCGGTTGAGAAAACGGCAAACATTACCGAGGAATTCATATTGTATACATTTTTAGGAGTATTCATGATTTTCGTTCTCGACTCATTTGCACGTGTAGGAAAATATGTGAGATAAATATATAATATGTCAGTTCAAACTCCTCGTATTGATGATTATGGTGTTGATTTAAATAAATATAAAGTTGTTAATATCGATAATCTTACAAAAGATCAAACTTATTTTTTTAAAATGAAACATGAACCATCATTAACGGAAGATAAATTAAAAGTAATTGAAAAATTTCATTATCAGATTACGTCACTTACATTTGAAGGTATTACAATTCGCGGTTATCCAGAGATAAAAAAGTACAATTTTTATCTACCAAAAACAGAGTCAAGTAAAGGTGGAAAAAAAAACACTGTAAAACAAATCTTAAAAAATAATAAAAAGAATAAAAACTCCAGAAAGAATACAAAAAAGTCCAGAAAGAATACAAAAACCAGAAAGAATAAAAAGTAATTTTATTATCATAAAAAATTGATGAATACTAGGTTCTCTTTTTCAATAAATAAATACACACTTCTTATTTATTTATTCAAACAATGCCGAAAATTTGCACTGATACTTACCCATCGCCTTCTGAATATGACGCAATATTCGCTCAATATCCATATGATTTAAGCGATTTCCAAAAATACGCAATTGAAGCCATCATAAATGGCCACCACGTTCTCTCTTGTGCCCACACGGGTTCTGGAAAAACATTGGCCGCCGAATTTGCCATCCAGCATTTTGTCAAATCCGGCAAAAAAGTCATTTACACATCGCCAATAAAAGCCCTTTCCAATCAAAAATATTACGAATTCACGCAGAAATATCCCGATATAACATTCGGTCTCATGACCGGCGATATCAAAACGAATCCTTGTGCCGACGTTCTCATAATGACGACCGAAATCTTAATGAACAGGCTATTTACACAACAACAAGAGTGCAATTCAGAAAATGATTCTGTTAGTACTAACATAATAAGTTCTCCAAATTTGAATATGGATTCCAATATAAATTTTAGTATAAATTTTAGTATGAATTTTAGTATGAATTTTAGTATAAATTTAGAAACAGAATTAGCTTGTGTCGTTTTCGATGAAGTCCATTATATCAACGACGAAGACCGTGGTCATGTGTGGGAACAAACAATCATGATGTTGCCGCCACATGTGCAGATGGTGATGCTCTCTGCGACAATAGATAATCCGGTTGGGTTTGCAGAATGGTGCGAGAAAGGAAATATTAAAGACACCACAAAAATCGTGTATTTAGCGACAACCGATCGCCGTGTCGTTCCACTAACACATTACGCATATTTCGCCACAACGGAAGAACCATTCAAGAAAATAAAAGACAAAGACCAACACCGTATTATTCGCGAAGCGACTAACCAATTATTGCCAATTTTGACACCATCTGCAACAACAGGCGCCAATAAATTCCACGATGCATCTTACCATAAAATCAAGCAAATGACCAAAATATTCGACAAAGAACGGTTCTTCATGAAACGCAAATTCGTGCTCAATCATTTGGCCGAATATTTGCGCGACAAAGAAATGTTGCCCGCGATTACATTCGTATTTTCGCGAAAACACGTGGAACAATGTGCACATGAAATCACCGCCAATTTACTCGAATTCGACAGCAAAGTCGCGTACACTATGCGCCATGAATGCGAACAAATTGTTCGCAAATTCCCCAATTTCCGCGAATATCTCGAATTGCCCGAATTCAACGACTTGGTCGGCCTCCTTGAAAAAGGCATCGGTATTCATCATTCCGGAATGATCCCCGTATTGCGCGAAATCGTCGAAATCATGATTTCCAAGAAACACGTGAAAATGCTGTTTGCCACTGAATCGTTCGCCATTGGGCTCGATTGCCCTATCCGCACAGCGGTTTTCACAAGTCTCCAGAAATACACGACAGAAGGATTGCGCGATTTGCATTCCCATGAATATACGCAAATGGCAGGACGCGCAGGCAGACGCGGAATAGACACAGTTGGTAATGTCATACATTTGAACAATTTGTTCCGCGAACAACCAGACATTGAGACATATAAAACGATTTTGGGCGGCAAACCACAGAAATTAGTATCCAAATTTCACGTCACATATTCAATGGTTCTCAAAAGCGTCAGCAGCAACGTCAATTTACTACTAAACGACACTGTATCCAAAACAATGACAAAACTGGTGGAATATACCAACAGTACAATGTGGGCGAAAGACATCAAATCGAAAACAATATCTGTTGGTACTTCTGTGGAAAATTTGGCTTTGAAAGTCGCGGAAAAAAAGGCGAATTTAGATAGTTTGCAAACATCGCTAGGATTTGTTCCGAAAGATGTTTATAAAAGATACATGGAATTGAAAGAAAATATGATGCTATATGCCAACAAAAAAAGAAAAGAGGCGGAAAGAGAACTTGCTATAATAAAAGACGAATATAAAAAGATTGGCGAATATGTGGAAAAATATGCGCAATTAGCAGATTTGGAACGCGAATATAAAGATGAGGTGGATTATTTCGATTATTTGAGTAATTTGATTGAATCACAAGTGGCCAAAATTTGCGATATATTGCTTACAGAAGGTTTATTGATTTGTTGTAGCGAAGGTTCGTATACATTGACAGATTTGGGCAAAATTGCGGCAAATATGGCGGAAATACATCCTGTTTTGGCGGCGAAAATGGTGGAAGAAACCGCATGGTTTGATGGATGGGCCGTTGCAGATTTCGCCACGTTTTTGAGCTGTTTTACACAAATAAAAGTGGACGAGGAATACAGGCGATTAGCTTTTCCTACAAAGTTGAATGTTTCTATACCTATACAATACGCAAAAGAAAAGATAAACGCATTGGAAGAATTGGAGCAAAAAATGGGCGCATATACTGGAATATCGTACGAAAATATGCTGACATATGATTTGACAGAAGAAATCGGTCAATGGATAGAATGCGAAACGGAGCAACAGTGCAAATATTTCATACAAACTGTGTTGGCAAGTAGAGGAATTAGCGTGGGCGATTTTACAAAAGCGGTTCTCAAAATTGCCACTATAGCGAGAGAATTAAACGAAACGTGCGAAAAATTCGGTAAATTATCGGCGAGTCATACATTGTCAAAAATAGATGCGAGTATCCTGAAATATGTGACAACATGTCAAAGTTTGTATGTATAATTTTATTTACATATTGACAGACCGCCAACAAAACCAATAAAACAAGAAAACAAACAAATAAAATAAAAAATAAATAAAATTGAATCTTTTTATTTATTTTTATTATCAAACAAAAAAACAACAACATCAAAAAATGGAAACTATGACAATGACAACGACAACGACAACGACATTTGCACAATTGCCACAATGGCTTCACGGTGAAATATACCGAAATGTAGTAAATGAAGACAAAAACGGCGATTGTATAATACCAAAACAAATAAAAACAGATATTGAAATCAAGTGCCTAGACGATATTTTGCAAGTTATCGATACATGCGCATATATGTGTGTCGATAAATTGCCAAATGAATTATACGAATATGCGTTCCACAATCCACCGATTATCGATGAAATGGAGGAATTTGAATCCGACAAAACGCATAAATACCAGTATTTTATAAAAACGCCGGAATATCAAGCAATCAAACTATGCGCAGATAATCAATTCGCCACTTATTATACACTTTGCAATGATGCAACTCGTGTTGGCAACATTCCATTACTTCGTTTTTGTACAGAAGACCAAGGTGTAAAAAATTACCAGTATGTTTACAACGCTGTTGCAAATAATCAAATTGAAGTATTGAAGTATCTGTTGGTAAAATTCCCGGAATGGACGGATGAAATTAAAAGACATGGTTATTACTGTGGTATTGCTGCGAAATATGGACATTTAGAAATGTTGAAATATTTGAGAAAACTGGGTGCTCCATGGTCAGATGCGTCTATTCATATCGTTCTTTTACATATAATGTCTACAAAAGAATTGAGTGACAAAGACAATATCGAAAATAATAAAAGATTTGCATGTCTTGAATATATGATACGCAACGGTTGTAAAATAAATGAATATGAAATAAATTGTTTGTATAATAACGGAAAAAATGATAAAATACATGACAAGATAGTAATGTTTCTCGTTGAAGTCGGAGGTGTCAATCTAGACTTCAACATTGTATTGATGGATTATTATGCGAAAAAAGGAAATATTGTAATGATGGAATATTTGTTAAATAGAGGAGCGCCATTTACAGCATATACTGCATATCTTGCCAAAATATATAATCACAAAGAATGCTTCGAATTTTGCATAAATCATGGTGCGCCTATTCAATTTTTAGAAGATCATATATATTGGAATCATTCTGTATTTTCATAAAAGCGTTATGATTTTACCGGCAACAGTGCATACATGAAATAATACATGCGAAACAACCCAATAATCAGATTGAATATCGTACAAATAACACGATGTTCTATAAAACAACAAAATCATCATTCCATTTGAATATCCTAGCATACGCAAAGTATTACTGCGGATATTGTGGTATCCATACATGAAAAAAAATATTCCGGCGAATTTACTAACAGATAAATCAATGTTTTTTCTTATACCCGGAACAGGATGTATCCAATAAAACAAAGACGCAGTCATTGATAATAATGAAATTGTCGAACATGCATATTTTTTTTTATACAATGCATATATTGTTGGTACTATAAACAAACTACTTGATGAAATAATCGGGTAATTCGGATAATTAATCATATATACAGTTTTATAAATATATGATAAATATATGATTAAATTCTTTTTATCTATGTAATATATATATTATGTTTCATATTCCGTCAACAAGAGAACAAGAGATAAAAATGAAAGAAAAAGAACGGGAAGAAAAAACACAAAAAGAAGCAGACGAAAATTACAAAATTCTCAAAGAAACATACGGCGAAGAGAGTCGCCAAGATGCATTTTCATTAAACCAACAATATTCACAAAAAAGGCATGCTCCTTCTAGTAGAATCAGTGAAAAAACAAAAAGACATTTACCACAAACAATAAAAGGATTCCATACAGCTGAATTTGATGATGGAACAAAAATACGATTTATTTATGTAAAAGACAATTTTCCGGAAATTTATAGAATCGTCAATATACAACCAGGAGAACATCAAATTCTCTATGGAGATTATGCAATTGTTGATTCACACAATCCAACATTTGCTACAACAGAAGGTCGAGAATATGCACCAACAGTTAATCGAAAACTTTTCAAGCAAATTGATTCAGTTAGAAATGAATTAATAGAAGCAGATAGACAATATTTGGAAGGAGAAGAAGCTTTTTATCGAGATGTTTCTCTACAAAACAAAAAAAGAAAAATAGGAGGTAAAAAATCTATGAAAATGAAAAGAAAAAATAAAAAAACATGCAAAAAGTACAAAAATATACGTTGAACAATATTATTTCAACAATGATATTACATTATCTGTATCATGATAATCGCTTACTTCCGAATGTTTCAATGTGTATCCGGACTTTGACCAATTATCACATTCATTACATTCACGATTTTTTGGTTCGTCGTATATACTTGTAATAAATACACCATCGGAGAAATATCCTGCGAAAAATGAGAATGAACTGCTTGTGGATATCAAGCCAGGTGCATAAAACATTGTGGCGAAATCTTCGTTTACAGATTGGCATTTTGTGACAACTTCGTAACCTAAACTTTCCAAATAATTGGTCAAAGAATCAAAGTATTTATTACAAGAGTTTTGATTTTCTTCCGATGATTCATGAGAATTACAATAAAATATATAGACTTTATTGTAGGTATTGTTTGTTTTTTGCTGTATTGTTTCCAAACTGTCTTTGAAAAACCCGTATTTTTGGAAATGATAATATCCTTTCTTGCCAAAAGGCATATCGCTACATCGATAATGAATCGCAGGGGCGTCAACAGTTCTGTCTAAATTCGCTTTTTGAAGTGCATCTTTTAGTATTCGATTAACAGTTGGTTTCATAATTGTCCAAAATTTTTCCATTTGTTTTGTCATAACTGTCCATGCACTCCAACAAAATCCATCTATTTGATCCAAATCTGATTGTATAGATTCATTCGTAATACCAACAGAAACGAATGCTTGTTGAATCAATGGATCGAAATCGACATTTTTGGGGAAATAATCGGTGAATATATCAGTTTTTGGGACATCCGTATAGAAATTCTTGCCATTCAAAAACGCCTGGCCCATATTGAAAAAATAACAGCTCAAATAATTGCCTAATTGATTATTTGGATTATTCATTGTATTATATACATGTGTATTTTCATGATTTATGTTATCATCCATTGTTTCGATTTCTTCGAAATTCCAAATGAAAATAAATAAGAAAAAAATAATTATTACGATGAATATCCATTCTATAAATTTCATTTATTTATATTATGCATCTATTTTTATTATTTCAACAATGATATTACATTATCTGTATCGTGATAATCATCCACTTCCGAATGTTTCAATGTGTATCCCGTTTGTGACCAATCACCGCAATCTTCGCAAACACGATCATTTGGTTCGTCGTATATACTTGTAATAAATACACCGTCAGAGAAATATCCTGCGAAAAATGAGAATGAACTGCTTGTGGATATTAAGCCAGGTGCATAAAACATTGTGGCGAAATCTTCGTTTACAGATTGGCATTTTGTGACAACTTCGTAACCTAAACTTTCCAAATAATCTGTCAACGATTTCACATATTTGTCGCAAGATTCTTGATTGGCTTTCGGAGCACCATGAGAATTGCAATAACATATATATACGGTTTCGTAGTTGTTTTCTGTTTTTTGCTGAATCATATCCAATCCGTCTTTGAAAAATCCGTATTTTTGGAAATGATAATAACCCAATTTGTTCATTGGACTGTCGCTGCATCTATAGTGGATAACAGGTGACTCAATCGTTCTGTCTAAATCCGCTTTTTGAAGTGCATCTTTCAAAATACGATTGATAGTGGGTTTCATGATTGTCCAAAAATTCTCCAGTTTTTTTGAAAAAATATACCATGAGCTCCGACATAATCCGTCAATTTTACCCAATTCTTCTTTCAAAAATTCATCCGTAATACCAACAGATAATAATTCTAGTTGAACAAATTTTTCTAAATTGACTTTTTCAGGAAAATAGTTTGTAAACATATCGCCATTTTTCGTTATTTTGGTTTTGTAATTCTTGCCGTGTAAAAATGCGAGACCCAAATTATAAAAATAACAGCTCAAGAAATTACCGAGCTCGTGGTTGGCGTCTTGCACGATTTTGTAATATTCATATGAAGTATCTTTTTGTACTTTGCCATTTGTTTTATCACTTTGGTCATTTTGGTCATCATTTTGGTGATCATTTTGGTCATCATTTTGGTCATCATTTTGGTCATCATTTTGGTCATCATTTTGGTCATCATTTTGGTCATCATTTTGGTCATCATTTTGGTCATTGTCGTCTTCTTTTGTATCGGTTTTATTAGAATTTTCGTCATTATCGTCATCTTCCATAATATCCATGATGTCAAATGATTCGTAATTTAAATTAAAAGAATTCCACAAGAAAATTAATACAAAAAATATTGATATACTTATTAATATCCATTCTAATAAATATTTCATCATTTATATTATATATTTATTTTATCAATGACACTATCTGTATCATGATAATCGCTTACTTCCGAATGTTTCAATGTATATCCTTTTTGCAACCAATCTCCACATTCGTCGCATTGTCTCTCGGTATTTTCATCATATATGCTACTAATAAATACATTGTCAGAGAAAAACCCTGCCATAAATGAAAATGAACTGCTTGTGGAAATCAAGCCAGGTGCATAAAACATTGTGGCGAAATCTTCGTTTACAGATTGGCATTTTGTGATAACTTCATATCCTAAACTTTCCAAATAATTGGTCAAAGAATTGACATATTTGTCGCAAGATTCCTGGTTTTCTTTGACTGAATTATGCGAATTGCAATAACATATATAGACTTTATTGTATTTGGTATTTGTTTTTTGCTGAATAATGTCCAAACTGTCTTTGAAAAAACTGTATTTCTGGAAATGATAATATTTCATTTTACCAAAAGGCATGTCACTACATCTGTAATGAATTGCGGGGGCATCAATCATCCTATCTAAACCGGCTTTTTCTAGTGCATTTTTCATTATTCGATTGACTGTTGGTTTCATAATTTTCCAAAATGTCTCGCGTTCTTTTGTAATGACAATCCATGTACTCATACAATGATTATCAAATTTGCTCCATTCTTTTTCCAAAGATGCGTCACTAATACCAACAGAAATAAATGCGTCTTGTATTGATTGGTCGAAATCCACTATTTCGGGGAAATAATTTGTAAACATATCGCCATTCGGCGTTATTTTTGTTTGAAAATTTTTGCCATGTAAAAATGCGAGGCCCATATTGTAAAAATAACAGCTCAAGAAATTACCCAATTGTTTCGTGGTATTTTGACTTACTTCGTGAAATTCCGTGTTAGAATCCACATTATCGACTGGTTTTTCTGTATCTAAATCTGTTTCTTCTAGATTCGCATTTTTAAAAGATTCTTTTCTATTAGGATTCATGAAATTCCAAACAATCAAAATAGTGAAAAATAATACCAAAATTATCAAAAATATCCATTCTAGGTCATATTGATATTTCATTTATTTATATTATATTATTATTTATTTTGTTGGATTGAGTTGCGGCATTAATCGTCGAGTTTTCTTGTTTCCCTTTTTCCCAGTTCCCCCCGTTCCCCCCGTTCCTCCACTTCCTAATCCAAAGGTATTTTTCATTATTT